TGAAGAATATGAAAAACAACGAGAACAAGCACAACGAAGTAATGCTTTAAGAGGTAAAAGAAGGTAAGATAGAAGAAATGTTTTAATTCCGATAGCAAGTGGCTAATTATAATGTAGATATTGCTGTTGCTTTAAAAGGTGCTCAAAAATTAACTGCTTTTAATAAAGATGTTAGAACTACAAAATTACAGGTAGATGGTTTAAATAAAAGTTTAAAAAATGCTGCTAAAGATCAAAATTTATTAGTAAAAAGTTTTGAAAATCTAAATACAGTTTTATCTAGTGCAAAAGCAAATTTTAATTCTGTTGCATCAGGCACTAATATGCAGAAAGTAGCTGCAAGAGAGTTAGTAGTTGCAGAAAGACAATTAAATAAAGAATTACAACAAAGAGAAAGGCTTTTAGAAAGTATAAGACGTAATCAATCGGGTTTTGCTCAATTTAGTAGGAGTGCTTCACAAATTTCAAATCCAACTGTTTTTAATTCAGCCACACAAAAATCTATAGATAGAAATAGAAGGAATAAAGATCGCATAAGTGGAAGAACTCCTGTACCTTTTGGCCCTCAACAGTTTATTGGTCCATTACCAATGCAAGGTCCGATGTTTGGTCCAATGCAAGGTCCATTACCAATGCAAGGTCCATTACCAATGCAAGGTCCAAATCCAATGATGACTGTAAATAATAATCCAAGAATTTTAAGAAATCTAGCTGCAAGTCAAGCGTCAAGAGAGGCTTCTGCATTTCGTATTAGACCAGGCACTCAATTTGAAAGACCTATAGGACCTGCGTTTAGTGCTGTGATGAAATCACAGTTAAGGCATCAAAAGAAAATTGATAAAAATACAGGTAAAACTGCACAATTATTAAGTGCATCAAATAATAGAGCAATCTTTGGAGATCCAAACCAGTTTGCAACTCCAATAGGTCCACAACCTGCAACACCTTCATTCTTTAATCGAATGGGATTTGGAAGAAGAGCTAATCCAAGAGGTATGTTTGCTTCGGCTGGTGGAGCTACAGCTAGAGGTAGAAGTGCTTTGCAAAGTGGTTTAATTGGTGGTGGTTTTCCACTTTTATTTGGTCAAGGTGGTGCTGGTGCTATTGCAGGTGGTCTTGGTGGTTTAGCTGGTGGTGCATTATCTCCTGGTTTTGGTTTTGCAGGTTCTATTGTTGCTACTGCTGCTGCTCAAGAAATTCAAAAGGTACTTGATTTTAGAAAACAAGTTTCTGAATTAAATATGGAAATGAGAAGTATGGGTATAAGTTCTAACATATCTGCAAATTCTATAACTAAATTAGGTAAATCTTTAGGTGTGACTAAAGAAGAAGCTGTAAAAGTACTAGAACAATTTAAAAGATTTGGAGAAGAAAGTATAGGATTAGCTAAATTTTTTGGTGGTGACTTTGCCTTATTTGAATCATTTTCACAGGCAGATAATGTTTCTTCTGTACTTAATGCAATAAAACAATCTTCAAAAGATTTGACAATGGAAGAGGAACTAAGAATTACTAGATTATTAACTCAAAAAGGAGCAGAAGCAGCAATTAATGAACTTATTGATGTTAGAAAGAAAAAAATTATTGATCTAAAAAAAGAACAAAACAAGAAAAGATCTACTCCTAAAGGCTCATTAGTTTCTGGTCTTGGTGTAGGTGAAGCAGTAAATCAATCTGAATTAAGTATTTTAACAACAACTACAGATAAAACTATTGAAAATCTAAATAAAATTAGAAGTAATGTTACAGAACAAAAATTAGCAGTTGAAGAAGCAGGTTTTTCTATTGTTTCTGAAATTGAAAAAATTGATAAAGAATTAAGAAAACTTAATAATACACAGTTTCAAACTATAGAACTTTCTAAAGCTATATCAACCTCTTTTGAAGATTCATTTAAAGGAATAATTAGAGGAACTATGACAGTACAGGATGCGTTTAGGAATATGCTTAATAAAATTGCAGATTTCTTTATTGAATCAGCAGCAAGAATGGCAGCAACTCAATTTCAAAAAGGTTTACTTGGTATTCTTGGTCAAGGTCTAGGTGGAGCATTAGGAGGTAGTGGACTTGCCTTTGGAGCAGGTAATTTAGGTATTAACAAAGCAAGTGATTTTCTTGGCGGACCAAATCCTTTTAAAGCAGATGGTGGACCAGTAAAACGAGGTGGTAGTTTTATTGTTGGAGAACGTGGGCCAGAACTATTCACACCTGGAGTATCAGGAATGATTACACCAAATCATGCTTTAGGTGGTTCTACAAATATTGTCGTAAATGTAGATGCTTCTGGTTCTTCTGTTGAAGGTGATGAGGAACAAGGTAGAGAACTTGGTCTTGTATTGTCAGCAGCGATAGAATCTGAATTGATTAAACAAAAACGTCCTGGAGGTTTACTTGCATAATGGCTACTTTTCCCTCGATTACCCCGACCTATGGAGTTCAAAAAAGATCACAACCAAACACAAGAACTACTCAATTTGGCGATGGTTATGAACAACGCGTCACTTTTGGATTAAATCAAAACCCTAAAATATTTAATTTAACTTTTGAGGTATCAGAGACAGATGCAGATACGATTGAAACTTTCTTAGATGCTAGAGCAGTTGATAGTGCTAGTTTTACTTTTACACCACCTGGAGAATCTAGTTCTTCTAAATTTGTATGTGAATCTTGGAATAAATCAGTTCCATATTTAAATCGAGCAAGAGTGCAAGCTACCTTTAGAGAGGTGTTTGAACCATAATGACAATTCCAACTTCTGAACTACAGGCTATAGCTCCTGGTGCAGTTATTGAATTATTTACTTTATCACTTAATTCAACTTTACATGGAAATTCCACAATTTATAGATTTCATAATGGTGCAAATTTAAATGCTAATGGAGAAGTTGTTTGGGCTGGTAATTCATATTTAAGATTTCCCATCGAATGCACTGGATTTGAATTTGGTTCAACAGGAACTTTACCTAGACCTACAATTACAATTAGTAATATTTTTGGAACAATAACGACTATTCTTCAACACGTAAATACAACAACTGTTGGAAATGATTTAAATGGTGCAACATTAACAAGAATTAGAACTCTTGCTAAATTTTTAGATGCTGTAAATTTTACTGGAAGTACAAACCCTTTTGGTACACCAGATCCTACAGCAGAATTTCCTCAAGAAATTTATATATTAGATCGTAAAGTTACTGAGAATAGAAGTGTTGTCATATGGGAAGCTCAATCTGCTTTGGATGTAGTAAATGTAAAATTACCAAAAAGAATTGCTACTAGAGATATTTTTCCTGGTATTGGAGCATTTTTGGGATGAGTTGGAAAGATATTGCATTAGAACATGCACAGAAAGATTCACCACAAGAAGCTTGTGGTTTATTGACTATTTATAAAGGTAAAGAAAAATATTATCCTTGTAAAAATATTGCTGAAGAACAGGGAGAACATTTTATTTTAGATCCTGATGATTGGATGAAAGCCG